GACGTTGTCGGTCGGCAACGCGCGCAACGCTTCGGAGATTTTCTTTAAAGTAGGCTCGTCATAGGCAACCGGTTTGGGACACTTACACGCAGTCGAGCGCGTGCTGCAACCGGCGACGACCAGAAGCGCCGCAAGGGTTGCTGCTCTCATCCCTACCCTTAAAGCCATACCCATGTTCTCCCCCAACCGGGGGTACGGTGATCAAGACTCACGAAGCGATCAAGCCGCAAACGACTTCTTCACTGCTCAGCCGCGGGGCAGCCGGCGCCCAAGCTGTATCCGCACGTCATTCAGGATTTCGGTCACTCGAGAGATTGCTGAACGCATTTCACCCTGGAACTCGCGCACCTCTTTGCGCTGATCTTCGCTTGTGTGCTCGATCGTCGCGATTCGCAGCTCATGCTCGCTGACCCTGACAGTTAGGTCGGACCGAACTTGTTGAATATCGGAGCGGAGGCTCAGATAGCTCGTGATTGCACCCCCGCCGATCGTCACCACAATGACGCCGGCCTGGAGCAAATGCCCGAAATTGATTTCCGGGCTGAATCTCGGCCATAGGCGTTTTTCATCGGTCATCTCCTGCGCCCGACGATCCTGATCCCGCCCGGCCCGAAGCTGAGTGTCTTGGTCTCGCCGGCGACATGAACACTGCATTCACCGGTAGTCTCGTCCGCGGTCACGATCTCGCCGGGGACGTCGGTGTAATTATCGGTGCGCACAATCTTCCAGCGGCGTTTGTCTTCGCTGCTGTGCCACGATTCGAGTTTCACAGACGCCTCTCCTTTTGAATGCTTCAACCGATGCTGCGCTGTATCAATGCGATCCGACGAAGGTCCAAGCGAGATTAGCCAATGTCGCGTCTGGCGACGACGGGGCGACGACGGTCAAGATGTCGCCCGCCAGGTAGGTCGTCGCCGAGCTCATCGTAAAGGTCGCTGTCGTCGCTCCCGCAGCAAAGATCATGGTCCCCGCTGCGGTGCCGTTCTTGCGGATGCTGTGGGTCGCGTTGCCGTCGCGGTAACACCTGCCGTCCCTTGGCTGCCAGTCAGCCCCGCGGGAAACGTCACGGTGTCGGCGAAAACGTAACGCTGGATAACGAGGCTCGCGGTCGGGGAACCGGTGTAGGAGCCACTTACGGTGGTCGTTACCGACGCCCTGCCGGATCCGGTGACTGTGTATGTGTAGGCCGGTACCGAAGCGAGGCTCTGGGCACCGCCGCCGACGAGGTTGGCGGACGGGAATTTTAGGTAGATCGTCTGCCCGACCAGGGTCGAGGGGTACGGAAATCGACCGATCGCGTGGTCGAGCCGGGCAAATTGCGCACCTGTCGCGTGGCTGCCGATTGCACTGCCGTAGGCACCGCGATAGAGCCCTGTGAGGGAATAACGATGGGTCGTCGTCAGTGTTGCCGTTTGATAGGCGAGAAGCTCGCCGCCGACATAACATAAGGTAGCGAAATTCGCCGCGTCAGCGGCCGAAACCGAGAGCAGTTGACCATGGCTCTGCGTCAAGTCGACTGCTAGTGTGTTGGTCGTATCCGGTGAGCTGCCGCTATAATCGGGCAAGGCGGCGCTGAGCGTCCCTTGCGTCGCAGGACCTGGGATGGTTCCGGCATAGGCGTAAGAGCTCCCGTCGCTGGAGATCCAGACCTGGGCCCCACCCCAATTGTTGCCACCGGACAGCGCCACCCAGATTTCGAGATCCCCGGACAACAATGCCGCCGGCGGCTCAAAGATCAGCGGCGCGTTCGCATCACCGGGGCTAGCGTTCCAATTCGGCACATAGCCGCCCCCGCTCTGCTTGCCATAGAGGACGGCACTCGAGTAGCCGCCAAAGAAATCTTCGGCGGTAATCGTCAGCGTGCCTTCAACATCCTCCTCGACGGCGGTAATCCGCACGGTCAGTGCAACGCCGAGCCTCGTATCTCTAATCTCCACGAGGTCCATGGGCTCCAGCAGGCAATATTTCCAGCCCAGTTTGAAGGTATAGGTGTTGCGAAACAGCAACGCGCGCTGAAGCACCAGTTGCGCGACTACTGCGCCCGTCAGGTATGGGTCGACGATCATCTCAGCTTTGAGTGAGGTATCGCGCCGGACGCCGTAGAGGTCGACCGCAGCCTGGTCGAAAGTCTCGACGATGTGCGAATTGTAGCTGTTGCCTCGGTCCTTGCACTGCAGCTGAATGTAGTTGTTGGCGTCCGCTGGCGTCGATCGCACGATGTGCAGCGGGTCGTCAGTAAAGCCGCCGATGATTGTCGTCGCGCCGGTCCGGAGCGCCGGGCCTCCCGGACTGGCGCGGCGGTTCGCCCCAACCCTCGACTCCTGAACGATGTAGTCATTTTCGCCAAGGCTGTAGATCGGCGTCGTATTGGGTGTGTAGGTAAAGGGGCCAGCCGTACCGCCCAGGGTGATTGTTATTCCGCCCGACGAGCTGGAGGCAAACACGGTCATCTGCGCGGTAGCGTTCCGCATCGCGATCATCAGGCCGCCGGGAATCACCCCCGCCCAAACGCCAAATGCGGTCAACTCGGAAGTGCCCAGGATTGCCTGGACCATTCCAGCGCCGACCGCCGCATAGGTCTGCTCCTGGCCCGTCGTAGTGTAGCTGACGGTGATGGGCGAACCACCACCAAGCTCCGGATGGCTGAGGTCAAGGCTGACAATATCGCCGCCGGCCGTAGCGACCGCTCCGCCAAGCATCACGAGCTGGTATGTTGCAGTCAGTGCCTGGTCACCGTACGGGATGATTTTCAGAAGATCGCCCGACCAAACGATCGCGCTGTTGCTGAGGTTGGCAATCTCGGCCAGGCACTGTTGTGCGGTTTGCTGCGTATCGAGCATCGGCGACACAAAGATGCCGGCGGCAGAGCAATAGCTTTGATAGGAAGTTACGTCGAGGGAGGTCACCGCCGGATCGAGATTGGTATTCGGAAAGCCGGCGCCGTAGCGCGCGTTGGTCAGAAAATCGGCGACTACGGTTGCCGGGTTGGCGTCATAGCCGTTGGCGCCGGACATCGTCTCGATGCCTTCGATTTCCACCGAAAAATTCGGGAGGGTCGCAGTGTACCCAAGTTGGTAGTTATTGCAGGTGAAGTTCGCGGTCCCGGAATAGCTCAGCGTTTTTGCGGGATGATTGCTCACCCAAAACGGATCGGCGGCCTGACTGTCTTCACCGAGGTTGATGGTCGACAGACCAGTCAATGCCGACAGTGTGGTGATGTTCTTATCCCACCAGACGCTTCCCATGCCAGCAATCGGCCCCTGGCACATCCCCATAATGAACGAAGCCGAATATGTGTATTGTTGACCACCCCCCTTGCCGCCACCGCCGCCCTTGCCTTTTCCTCCCGTTTTCGACGACGGCTTTGCCGTAAAGTCGTCATAGTCGAGGAGATTGCCCGTCATCCGCGTCGTGCCGTATACGAGCGGGATAACGCCGCCTTGTTGCGATGTCTGGAACTGGAGCGATCCGACAGCTTTCGCTTGCTTGGCATTTGAGCCGCCGCCAAGAATGCCGCCCATGCGCGATCCTATCCTATTGCCGCAAACGGATCGAAGATCCGCACCGGACGTCGAGCCAATTGGCCCTGCGTCGCATCGGCATACACGACCCCAGCGTTGTGCCACGCGTGGATCAGCTGCGGCCAGCTGATTACGATGGCGCCATGAGCAAAGCACCGCCCAAATTTGAAAATAGCAACATCGCCCGGCTGCGGCGGCGGATTATCGCCGCCAAAGGGAAGCTCGCGAGCGAAGCGCGTAACGCCCTCCAAATAGCGCTCTGTGTCGCGGTGCAAATTCCAATCGGGCGGATAAAACGGCACCTCTACATGCCGAATGACACTAGCCCTTTCATAGACCTCGGCGAGCAAGGTCAGGCAGTCTGCACCGGCGCCTTTGACGCGCGCCATGTGATGATAAGGTGTGCGGAGCCATTCTCGCGCTTCCTCGATAACCGCAAGCCGCTGAGCATCCTTGGCGCCGACCGTGGTCTTCGGTCGGATGAACGCGGAAGTCAAACCGCCGTCTCCGGCGTCGGAATAAACGGAAAGCCGCCGAAATTTGCCGCATTGTTGAAAACATTCGTGCAAGTCGCTAGCGTGCGATCGCAACCGGGCAATAGATGGAATTGATCGTCGATTGCTACTGGGAAGAGAAAGGCGAGCTTGACCGTGACGGTCGTACCGCTGACAAAGGCGACGATGGTGCGGCTGAGACCCGCATTCAACCCAGTAACGCCGGTAATTGTCCCGAGTGCAAACGGCCTCGCCGAGCTCGGAGCATTGGTGATCACCGTTTGCGTCGAGCCGGCACCGGCCGAGAACGTGATGGAGAGACTTTCTCGGTCAAACTGGCACATCGGCCCGCCAAAAACGTGCGTACACGAAGCCTGCCACAGTCGCCGCGGGATCTGGATATTGAGGAGCTCGAGATGCGATCGGCACTTCAATTCGATGCCACTACGGCTGCAATCGATGTCTGATATCCGGCCAGCGAACAGTACGACTGTTCCGGGGCTGGTATCGCCGTAAGCCGGCATGAAGGCGCGTTCGAGCTGCAGCAGCGCGCCGTCGAGCTGCCCCTGCCAAGCCGCCTCCATAAACGGCAAATCGCCAACCAGATCCGTCGGCTCCGGATAGACCCTGACTTCGAGCTCGTCGACTTGCGTGCCAATGACTACTTTTGTTCGCGATCGCTCGAATTTCGGGCCCAACTTGAAGGTGTGACCACTGACCGAAATCGCGGTGGGCGCGGCCGAGTAGCGTAGAATCGACCCACCAACCAGAGTGAAGGTGTATAGGTCGGCCATGATGAATTGCTCGCTGGCGGCGAGCAGCCCGACGAGCGCCGCTGAAGCCGGTTTCATCTGCGCTCGCTCACGATCGTACCGAAATGAAGGAGAGCTTTTTGAGTTGCCATAGCCGAAACATGAAATTCTCGAATGCGTAGCTGTCATCAATGAACCGGCAACGGAAGTAGTAGCTATAATCCGCGGTGATGATCAGACCGCCGCCCGGTGCGGTGTTAAATGTCACGAGCCCCGTCGTGGGATCGACGCTGTAGCCTGCCGGGTCTTGGACGATGCCATTAAAGTAGACTGCATTGACGACATTGGGCGCTGCGATCGGCTCAAGAAAGCCGCCGCCCGGCAACGTCGTGCCCATCGTCCGCTGAAGTTGAAAGGCTGTCCTGAGTGTGTCACCAGTGCCGATTTGCTGCCCGGAAACCCGATCATCGCTCGGGTCCCGAAACAAGAACGTGCCGAAGGCACCTTGGCAGAGCATATAGAACCCCATTAGAGTTCGCAGCTCGTCATAACCTGCCGCCGGATTATCGCGCAGAAAATCGAAAATCAGCGTAAATTGCCACAATGGATTTGGGTAATCGAGGGCCCGCAATTCGCGCCCCGACACCGCCCGTTGGATTC